GTTACATAAAGCTGCAGAAAACTATATAAAGGACAGCCAAAAAAATAAGGTAGCTATTGACCTTAAGTTTGCCTTTATACAAGAGTTATTAGATAGGTTAAACGCAATAGAGGGGGTTAAACATTGTGAGCTTAGATTAGGTATAAGGAAAGTAGGCACAACTTATGAACCGTGTAATTTTTTTGATAAAGACGCATGGTGGCGTGGAGTAGCTGACTTAGTAGTTGTACAAGAGGAGCTAGCTTTTTCTGTAGACTACAAAACTAGTAAGAATGCAAGGTATGCAGACACCAAACAATTAGATGTAGTTGCTGCTGCAATATTTACACACTTTCCTAAGATTAAAAAAATTAAATCCGCTCTAGCTTTTGTAGTAAGTAAAGATTTTATACATAAAGAACATTATTCTGAACTACGCGATTCATACTTTAATACTTTTAGTTCTGAGCTAGATCAACTTGCTAATGCTCACGAAACAGGAGTATGGAATGCGTTGTCAAGTCCATTATGTAAATTTTGTCCCGTTTATAATTGTGAACATAACAGGAGGTAGTATGCCATACGTAAACAAACCAAGACCATATAAGAAAGAATATGAACAGTATCAAGGAACTGAAGAACAAAAAAAGAACCGTGCCACACGTAATGCTGCCCGTAATAAATTGATGAAGAATGGCAGAGTAAGTAAAGGTGATGGCAAAGATGTAGACCACGTTACACCTTTATCTAAAGGTGGGTCTAATGAGAATGATAACTTAAGTATAAAAACTGCAAGCAATAACCGATCATTTAAACGGAAAGCTGATAGCTCAGTTAAATAAATGAAAATATTAAATGACAAAATATTATTGGTTCGGACAAAACGACCCCACTTAATAACAGAAAGTATCAAGAAAAGTAAAGTAGTAAATAAGGAAGAAGATGGTGTATGTGAGGTGGCAATCCATTGGGGGTTATCTGAAGTACAAGCCCTAACTAAGTTAGGGGTTAAAGATGTACCCTCAACTATTAAGCGTGACTACAAGTGGACAGGTAAACTAACACCCTTTGCACACCAGAAAGAGACATCTGCATTTCTAACCATGCATCAAAAAGCATTCTGTTTTAACGAGCAGGGGACGGGTAAAACTGCGTCTGTTATATGGGCAGCAGACTACTTACTTAGTATAGGCGCAATACGCCGTGTACTTATCCTCTGTCCTCTATCTATAATGAAATCTGCTTGGCAAGTAGATATGATTAAGTTTGCTATGCACCGTAGTTTTTCTATTGCTTACGGGGAGGCTAAAACACGAGCTAAAATTATAGATGCAGGTGCTGAGTTTGTAGTAATTAATTTTGATGGGCTTGCTGTAGTTAAAGAAGAAGTTATAGCTGATGGTAGGTTTGACCTGATTGTGGCTGATGAGGCAAATGCCTATAAGAATGTAAAAACTAATAGGTGGAAAGTATTAAGAGATGTTTGTGCTAATGCTAAGTGGCTATGGATGCTAACAGGAACTCCAGCTGCACAATCTCCTCTAGATGCTTATGGTATAGCAAAACTAATTAGCCCTGAATGCCCCACATACTATGGTCATTTTCGAGATCAAGTAATGTACAAAGCATCTCAGTTTAGATGGGTTCCCAAACCACAAGCACAGGATATAGTACATAAAGTTTTACAACCAGCTATTAGGTTTGAAAGAGATCAATGCCTTGATCTACCAGATGTAACCTTTGTTGAGCGTGAAGCACCATTAACTACACAGCAAAAAAAGTATTACAACATGCTTAAAAAGCAAATGTCTATAACTGCGGGTGGGGAATCAGTCACGGCAATTAATGCGGCAGTACACATAAATAAATTACTTCAGTTATCAGGTGGCTCGGTCTATACAGATACTAAAGAAGTCATAGAATTTGATGTGTCTAACAGGTTAAATGTAGTATTAGAAGTAATTGAGGAATCATCTCATAAGGTGTTAGTCTTTGTGCCTTTTACCCATACTATAACACTACTTAAAGAGTTTCTAGATAAGAATAATGTAACATCTGAGGTTATCAACGGGCAGGTTTCAGTTAATAAACGAAGTGAGATAATAAAGCAATTCCAAGAAGACACTGCCCCTCATGTGTTAATAATCCAACCACAAGCTGCTTCACATGGGCTTACGTTGACTGCAGCTAATACAATAATATGGTACGCACCTGTAACTAGTGTAGAAACATATCTACAAGCTAATGCACGTATTAACCGTCCAGGTCAGAAAAACAGTATGAGCATAGTGCACATAGTAGGAAGTGAAGTAGAACGTAGACTATATAAAATGCTACAAAGCAATATAACAAACCATATAAAAATAATAGATCTATACCGACAAGAAATATTAAAAGAAAGTATTTGACTTTGTATAAGGTTGTGTTATTGTATAAATTATAGGGGGTAGCAAATGAAGTTAATGTATTGTGATTATATTGCTGACTTGATAAGTCGGAAGTTAAAATTAGGTGATGACCTTAATTTAATTAAGTGGGTAGGGTTGCCAAAAATAGACTTAGATATAGATGGGGCATTTAATTCTACCAAAAAAATAGTTAAAGTTACTGATAAGTATGGAGTGGAATACCTAATAACTGTGGAGGCAGTATGATTGATATTAACCAACTAGTATCTGTATATCTTAAAATTAGAAACACTATAGCGGAGAGAAAAGAAGCACATGTAGCAGAAATAACTGCCTTAGAAGACCAGTTTAACATTGTTGGGCAGCAGTTGTTAGGGGTATGTACAGAGCAAAACTTAGATAGTATTAAAACCCCGGCGGGAACAGTCTCTCGTAGGATTGCTACACGATATTGGACAAGTGATTGGGAGTCAATGTATGAGTTTATCAACGAACATAAGGTACCTTTTTTATTAGAGCAAAGAATACATAATGGTAATATGAAAGAATTTTTAGAGAACAACCCCGAGTCTTTTCCTATGGGGATGCAAGCGGATCGAAAATATACTGTACAAGTACGTAAACCAACTAAAACTTAAGGAGCAGTAAATATGAGTAATGTATCTGTATTTCAACAAGGTGGGGCACCAACTAAACGAGGACTTAGCGAGTTAGGCAAGGCATTTGCATCCGTTAGAACTTCCCGCCGTATACAAACTAATACCAACGGCACTTTTAAAAAGTTAATAAACAACGAACAATCAGGGGATGCAGTGCGTGGGGAGCTTAAGGTAATCATAGTAGGTGCACTACCTAAAATATCCCGTGTTTACTTTGACAAACCTTATGCGATGGGTGAAAAGACTGCCCCTCCTGCATGTTGGTCTAATCTAGGGGATAAACCTGAAGCCTTAGTTACAGACAAACAACACACCAACTGCGCCGACTGTAAAAATAATATTAAAGATTCTGCTGCACTTGGAAAAGGTAAAGCATGTAAGTACCAACGCCGTATTTCTATTTTACTTGAAGGGGATCCGTCTGGGGATGTGTACCAATTTAATATTCCTGGTAAATCCCTTTTTGGTACTGGGGTAAGTAATGTGCACCCATTTGAAAGTTATATGAAATATTTGACTTCTAATAGCTTATCCCCCGATAACATAGTCACAAATATATTCTATGACTCAAATGCTGATTCAATGGAGCTTCTGTTTACCCCTGTAAGAAACACAACAGACGAAGAGGATGAACTAGTTAGGGAGGCAATGGGTAAACCCGAAACACAAGCGTACACTAAGATTACTGTTTTTCAATCCGACAAACCTATTAGCCAGCCAGTCGCAATAGAAGCTAAAGAGGAAGACTTAATTAAAAAAATATTGCGTCGTGAAGAGCCTGAAGAAGATGGAGTTGAAGAACCTGTAAAGCGTCAGAATAAAAAAGTTGAGCCTAGCCCTAAAATAGCACAAAACTTAGCAGATGTAGTTACTGCTTGGGGTGGAGAATAACTATGACTTACGGATACAGTACTGAGCTTATCAAGCAAAACAAAGAAGCAGTTAAATCTAATATGGGGGTACGTTTAGGGAAAGTATGCATAAAAAATAAAATCTCTGTAATAACAATATCTAAGAAGTTGGGGGTTAGTCGGCAAACTATTTACAACTGGTTCGCTGGCATAACTTCCCCCCAAAATGTTGTACTTCCTAGTGTTAAAGAGTTAATTGTTCAATACACACAATCCACTAAGTAACCCACTATGACGAGAGAAGACCTATTAAGTATTGTACAGCCATCCAGTGGGTGGTTTGCGGTGCTTGGTATAAAGGGCAAAGATGTCAGACAAGAGTTTGCAGAGACGAGGGAGGAAGTTGATGTTATAGCAGAGAAGTTTGTATCTCAGAAACGTGATGCCTATTTTGGTGTAGCTAAGTTTAAAACAAATAAAAATAGACATAAGGAAAATGTTCAGGGGTTGCAGTCATTTTGGCTAGACATAGATTGTGGTAAAAGTAAAGCTAAAGTTAACCCTAAAACTAATAGACCTGATGGCTACATAGACCAAGAAACAGGGGTTAAAGAACTACAACGCTTTTGTAAACTAATTGGGTTACCAAAACCAGTAATAGTTAATTCAGGTAGGGGCATTCATGTGTACTGGCCTCTTACTAATGAAATTACAAGAGCAGAGTGGGAACCTGTAGCAGAACGACTAAGAGAACTTTGTGTAACCCATGACTTCCATATTGACGGGAAAGTATTTGAAGTAGCCCGTGTACTTAGAATCCCAGGAACTTATAACTTTAAAGACGAACCGCCTGGACTAGTAGAGGTACTTAATTATGCTCCAGCTATAGAATATGAAGTATTAAAGAAGTTACTTGGAGTAAAAAAATTAGTTGAAATACCCCCAAAACGAGAGCTGACCGAGTTAGCTAAGTCTATGCTAGATAGTAGTGTAGCAAGCTTTAGCAAAATTATGGTTCGTAGTGCTAATGGTACGGGGTGTGCACAACTTCTTGATTGCTACGAGAACAGAGCAACGCTATCAGAGCCACGATGGTTTGATGCCTTGTCTATTGCTAAGTTCTGCATAGATAAAAATACAGCGATTCATAAGCTATCTGAGGGGTATCATGATTATGACCCTATTGTCACCGAGCAAAAAGTAGAACATATAGGGGGGGCTCATAGTTGCATTGAGTTTGAGAAATCTAACCCTGGTGGGTGTGATGGTTGCCCCCATAAGGGTAGAATAAAAACCCCTATACAACTAGGTAAGGAAATATTAGAAGCAACTAAGGAGGATAACAATGTAGAAGACGAAGAAGGGGATGAGTACACTATCCCTAAATATCCATACCCATTTTTTAGGGGAAAGACAGGTGGTATTTTTCTAACCCCATTAAAAGATGAGGTAGATCCTATACTGGTATACGAACATGATTTATATGTAGTAAAACGTATGAAGGATCCAATTTTAGGAGACGTAATAGTACTAAGGGTGCATATGCCCAAAGACGGGGTAAAGGAGTTTGTAATTTCAAACGTAACAGTTATAGATGGTAATGAGCTACGTAAATCTTTGGCTAGTTTTGGGGTTATGACTAATTTAAGTAGATTTAACCGTTTAGCAGAATTTATACGGGTGTCTATTAATGATTTGCAATTTAAAACGAGGGCAGAACATATGAGGTTACAATTTGGATGGGCAGATGATGAGAGTAAGTTTATTATAGGAGACCGCGAGATAACTCGTGATGGCGTGTTTCATAGTCCTCCTTCAGGTGCTACAAAGGA